GGAGAAAAGGGGTTGGGACACCCTTACTACGATATGCCCTTTAAAACTTGTGAGGGAGTTGGTTGTGATGATGGTTGTTTTGTTAAGTTTGATATACGCACAGATAAGTATGTCGTTGAGTTGGAAGAGGACTTGATGTATTGTATGGGTTGTGTAAATAACTTGTTGGAAGATGGAAAAACTATCAAGTGCGAAAATAGAACAGAACAAGACTTTGTTGATTTGATTGAGTATATATATGGTAAAATGACTAAAAAACAAATAGCAGATGAGTTTGACGCAAGAAAACTATCGTATCACAAAAACTATGACGCTACTACCAAAAAAGATATGATAAGTTGGATTGTTCTGTATGCTGGAACAGATAGATGGTTTGAACTGAACGATTGGGACGCAGAGAAGCAAAAAAAATATTACGATGCTGTTAAGTTCCTATAATATATTTTGTATATTTTGTATATTTTGTATAATTTAATTAATTTAATAAATAGGGGGATATTCCCCTTTTTTTCATTTTTTCTGATAAAACAAAAAAATTGAAATATTTTATTTACATATATATTTTTATTATTAAATACAAAAAACTCATAAAATTGAAAACTTTTATTGTAAAATAAAAGTAAGCATAAAATACCAAATTACAATTTCGTAGTGATTTCAATTTAATTATAATTCAAAAAAAAATTGAAATAGATTTCCAGCAATAAATTAAACGCATAAAATATTAAAATGACGACCGCCAACAGCAACACCGAAATGATGAACGACAGCAGATTTGTAAGAGATTGCTGTATTGATAAAGAGGCGTTTGATGAATATCTCGCCGACAAAATCCCCTCCAAGATGAAGGCAAGAATGGATAAATATATGGAAGGCAATGAAGAAGAACCTATGAATTGTATGAGGTTTGGTTTGGATAACCCTACCGACAGAAAGTGGGAATATAGTATATGTATGTTAGTAGATTGCGACGGAGGATATATGCCGATATTCAATACTGGAATTAACACCAGCAGTTATTTCGCATTGTGGAGTTGCGGAATAGATAGAGACTATGATGATGAGGAGGAAATACCAAAAATGACGATAAATGAAATAGCAGAGATGTGCTGTGAGGAATACAGAGGTATGTTTGTAAAGATGTGTGAGAAAATAGAACAAAAAAGTCATAAAATTGAAATAAAAGTGGAGGCAAAAGTGGAAGACAAAAATCCCATAAAATTGAACACTGAAAATACTGAAAATACAAATCAAAAAGATAATACTACAGAAATGAACACTACTCCCAAAATCGCACCAAATGTTCCCTCTGTCCCAGCAGAGGAGTTCAAAAAAATTGCTGAAATAACCGACACCGCCATTAGGGGTTCAACAACCCAGAGAAATAATTTAGATATGAAGGTAAGTAGCGAGTTGCCCCTCTTTATGCGAGAAGGGGGTGATGTAGAAATTGAAAAACGCAGAAAGGAATTGGAGACCTACTTAAAACTCCTCAACGCAAACCCAGAACAAATGATAAGAGGGCATACTCTCGTAATGCTTAACCCAGCGACCCTTGATGCTGGAATGGTAGGAGCAGAACAAGCAAGAGACATACAAAAATGGTTTGATACACCAAAGACAAAACAAGAAATAAGGGAGTGGTTAGGGTGTGGTAAGCACAAGGCAGACGGAAAAAGTTGGAACTGCGGTTTTATGGGAAGCAGATGGGCAGACAAAAAGATTAACGGCAGAATGGTAAGGTTTGCCTTCTACGCCGACAAGGACACAAAACCAGCACACCTCAAACACCTCGCATATACTATCTCAATAGACGCATCAAATTAACCAACATTATCGCCCAATCCTCGCAAATGGCGACAAGACCCCCAACCATTATGGGTTAAATAATGCGTTATAATAAAAACACCAAATAAAGCAAATATAAACTCACAAAATCCAATTATATATTCTTTCGTATAACCCATTGTATATTGTATATATTGTATAACTTTTAAATCTTAATTAAATAAAATGAAAATGGGGGGAAACCCCTTTTTTTCATCCCATAAAATTGAAATAAATAAAATTGAAATAAATAAACCAAATTAATCTATAGGTAATTTACTTCTCTGTAATGTCTGTATTTAACAAAGCAAAACTAACTAACTTACGAAAGCGTATTGAAAAAGAATACGACTTGGAGCAATGTCCTTTCGCCAAAAGAATATTGGAGACGATTGAGGAATGCTACGACGAATGCTGTAATGATAGGGATAAGGAACTGCGTAAGGAAAAGGCGGAGTATCTTGGCGAGTATCGCCACCAAGATGTTGAATGCGAATGTGGTAAGGTAATGCTTCTCGCCAATATTTACGAACACCATAAGTTCGCTTGTCCGTTGAGACACCGACCCAAAAAACCGACCTATGAGAAATGTCTCACTACCAGACAAGACGAACGGCAAATAGAACTATGTCTCAAAGACATTGAAAACTGGGGTCATAAGAAGAAGACTGGGTATGGTAGTGATTATCTTACCGAAGAGGGATTTATAAATGATTGGGAGCATTTAAAGGAATTGTGTGAAAAAACTTGGCGACCTCTTGCCGTCTTTAAAAAACGAATGAAAACAGAATATAATCTTGACCTCCCATAAAATTGAACACTTCTTTTGGATTTTAAGTAATTACAAAAACTATAAATTAAGAAATAAAATTGAAATAAATCTCACCAATAAAATTATACGCAATAAATAAATAAAATGGCGAACTCACAAGTAGAAACCAGACTTAATGAAATGAAAGAGTATATTCGCACCATCTATATGCGAAATGCTTATAATGTAATGCGTCCTACGGAGTGGGAGCAAGAAGATGAAGATTGGTGGAACGATACTTTTATGTTTGAAGCAGTCAATAGCAACCATTTTAGTTTTGAGGAAGAATGGAACGAATATGTGTATGGGACTAATAATGAAGACCCAGCGGATGCCTTTGTGATAATTGGAATGATAAACGCTATAAATAATTGGAGTGATGAAATAATTGGTGAGCATTGGAAGTATGGGATTGGTAATCTTACCTATGAAAAGGTATTTCAAAACTTTGCGTATTTCTATGTGTTGAGTGAAGGTGTGGATTTCTGGCGAGAACAAAAAGATAAGTATAACGAGTATGTTGCGACGATGGACGAAGCAGAAGAAGAAAGCGACGCAGAAAGCGTAGAAGAAGAATATACTGGGAGTAAGGATTTCCCTCCTAACGAGACAGACGATAATTGCCCTATATGCTTGGAGGCATACACTCCCCAAAAACAAAGAGATGGTATCCGCAATAGCGACGAACACAAAAGCAAATGTCCTCACTATTGCTGTGTGCCTTGCTGGTTGGAACTATACGACAAAAATGAAGGCGAAAAGAAACGGTGTCCTATATGTAGGGCGAATATTACAAAATGGTTGGACGACAACCATATAGGTCATTTGGGCGACTATCCTTAAACAAAATAAAAAATTGTGTATATAACTTTGTATTTTGATATAAATTAATTTAATTAAACTCAACTATTAACATACCCCCACTCGCATTTACATTCTTGTAGTTGGGGTTTTTTTTCTTTGTGAAATCCTCATTTTCTTTTGGCGGTTTGGGGCGATTGATTAATCCAAAAAAATCCATTTATATACTTACTAAACATATTTTACATCAACTTCTATACCAATTGGCGATGCTCTACTATCATTTGTCGTTGGTTCATATTTTTGTTCTGTAAATACATCTATCGGTTTTCTCAACGCTGGGTCTTTTGCTTGGAAAAACTGCTTCAACATCCACTCATTTCGCTTCCAATCCGTCTTCTCATTCAAGTCCAAAAACATATCCATAAATGTCGCTACATCATCATACAAACTCTTGGAGCGTAAAGGGTTTGCCGTAATGAAATGAAGAAACGCCATACAATACCAACCACAAGCATTACTCATCAGCGACTGAATGTCCGTCTTTGTATGCGGTAAGTAAATCCCATATGTATCCTTCACTACCTTTTTTACAATCTCTGGCGGAGGAAATCCAAAGGGGTCAAAATATATCGCCTCCACTTTGCTGTTGGGATATTCGCTCACATAAAAGCAAGTCCAGTGCGAACCTTGGTTGTCCTCGCCGTCAATATTCTCCTCATTCTCTAAATTAATCACATATGCCTTATTGGATTTCACTCGCTTCGGCAAGTCGTCTTTGAAACCAATAAACTCCAAGGGAACACTCATCTTACTCGCCAATGTTCTTAAATCTGCGTCGGTCAGCATTCGTATATTCTAAATAAAGATAATAATTATTTCATACTGGCGAGTGCTGGGGGCAATTGATTGCGGAAGGAAAAGTTAGATGAAATGTTCTGGGATTGAAGTGCTGGGGGTAGGTGCGAATTATGGACACCCATCAAAGCACCTCGTCCCATTACACCCATACCTCTTGACCTTGCTCCAGCATACAAACCACTTCCAGCATACAAACCCATTCCTTCCATACCACAATGAGGACAACCCATTCCGTATCCGTCAATTTGTTTCTTTGCTTCCTTACCAAGTTCTTTGGCGATACTGGGAGGAAGAAACTTTCCAGCACTGCCTACCGCTACATCAACGGCACTTTTGCCTAAACTCTTTCCTATCTTGGATTTGGCGACCTTTTTTACTACCTTTTTAATATCATCCAAAATACCATAACCGTCAATCTGTTTCTTTGCTTCCTTACCAAGTTCTTTGGCGACACTGGGAGGAAGAAACTTTCCAGCACTTCCCACCGCCACATCAACAGCACTTTTGCCTAAACTCTTTCCTATCTTGGATTTGGCGATTGATTTTAACCCTTTCTTAATAGTATCAAAAATACCCTCGCCTTCAATTTCTCGGTTCGCCATTATTTCCTCTGGGGATAACTGAACCATCTTTCCCTTACCTTTGGCGAATGTCTTGGAGATATCTCTATATTTACTGGGGTCAATTATCAAATTAACACCACAACCTTCCATCGCTGGTTTCACACTTACTCTATGACCGTTTCGCAACCTTGAAAGTTGCTTGGGGGATGCTTGTATTCTAACTCTTTCCATTATATTATCTATCAAGATAATAAAATGAATAAGATGACTATTTCTAAACCTTTGGATTTAGAATTATACAAAGAAGTATTTTAGTGGTAGTGTAATTTTCTTACACTCTCGCACCAGTCAATACATCAACCGAGACCTCAACTCCGTATTCAATGAAGACAAAGCACTGAAGAGAGCGGAGGGAACTGGATGTGCCGATAACACTGACCGACTTGGGAACTGCCTCCTCCACTGGAAGCATACGAGAGCAATCTACATAATAGAAGCACTGTTTTTGTTCAAAACCAAGTTTGTTAATCAAACCACTTGTGAGACCATCAGTTAAGTCAGCATTGACGGAGTTTGCTCCTCTCAACTGGTGTAAGAACTGCTCATACGACCTTTGCTGTGTATTGTAAATCATATTTTGACCAGCGACGACAACATTGAAATTGGTAATCAAACAAAGGGGAGAGGTTGAACCAGCACCAGCACAATCAAAGGGAGACTGGTAAGGGTTAAGACCGCAATTCTCTTCCGCAGTGAAGTAAGGAATTAATAGCACACTCTTGATGTTCGCAATACCGTTTGTAATAAGTTGGTTAAAGTTACCACTCTGGGCAACATTGAACTGATACTGGTAGATGTCGGTATAGACAATCTTCTTAACTGGCGAAGAAAGGTAAGCATCTTCATACTGGGGATTGAAAGTGTATGCTGGGACATACAACTGAATAGAAGGAGGCAAAACAGCGGAAATATTAGATGATTGGGTGGTTAGAACTGGTTTATTACCAACGGCAATGGATATCGTAGAAGTTCCAGCAGTATTTAATACCATCCCTGCTTGACCTTGGGAACTGGTAATCATAATCGGCGAGACACCACCTAAAGCACTATTAACTATTAAACTTGAACCAGAAGCAACGACAGCAGTTCCGTTCCAAGAAGGAGTAGCACCAGCAGATGAAGTGATAGCAATGGAAGTCTGGTTCAAATTAAGGGTCATCTTCATAAACACACCCTTCAACAAAGGCACATTCTGGAAAAAGTTGTGAATATGCTTCAAATGGATTGTCGCCATAATAGAATACTGAAGTAATTGAGCAGTATGAGCATTGATGTATCCCTTATATTGCTGATTGAGGGCAGTAGTTGAAATCAACTGGGTGTAGGGACGAGCAGTGACTGTAGAAACACCAGCAGTATTTAATCCACCACCAGCACCATCAGGGTCAAAAGCAATGTATCTTTGTCTTGCTAATAGACCTTCGTTGAAAGCAGAAAACTGTTGGAAAACACCAGTAACTGGTTGAAAAGCACCAACAATCGTATTGTTAGTCGTTCCAAGACCAACAGTAGTTCCTTGAACAGAAGTAGTGGGAACAGTGGGCGAATTAACAGAACATTGAAATCCAAAAGATAAAGGATTATCTGGGTAAAAACCCATATCAGCACCGTTAATATCTATATCCGACATTGAGAGCGTAGTCATCAGTTTGAAGCAGTTATACATAGAGCAATAAGGAGTTTGCTGAACTATAGTAGTGCCGTTGAAATCAAGAGTAAATGAGTGAATAATAGAACCAAACCAATTTCTCAAACCTAAAACCAAATCGGCAGAGGTTGTAGCAGTTTGGGGGGCAACCAAAAAAGTTCCAGCAACAGAAGTTGTAGCGGTCATAACCATAGGAACTGCTAAATACGCCTCCCTATAATTCATATATTTGTTGGAGTTCGCCAACTGGGAGGTATCAATAACGGACTGATTTCCTTGATACTGACCGTTTTGGTTATCAAGAATATTTAACCAATCCTTTTTAACAAAGACGGACGGAGTTCCTTCACTCATAGAAGACAAGTCGTAGGTAAGAGTATCGCCAGACATTATATAAATTACGCCAAGATAATAAATTGGCGTAATTACTCTTTTTTGCTAAACATTATAGGTCAAACTGTATATTTTTCTTTCTCTTGGCGTATTTCTGTTCTGCTGGTTTTACCGCCAAACTTTCCAGTTTTCGCTGAATTGCTCCGCCTAAACCAAGTCCCATAGATTTTCCTTTCTGGGTCGTTCTCAAATAGTCATCCATAGATGTATAGGAACTCCCTACCCCAGTAGTGCCTAAAAGAACACTTCCCATACCACTGCCTTTCATCTTGTTAGTGACTACTCTACCTTGGATTGTATGTGGTCTAAATATTTTATTCACCATTATATACTTACCCAACATTTTATAATTTGTCTTTTGCCTTTTTCTTCATATTTCGCAGTTTGATTATGTTTGTGCTAATCGTCTGGACAATACCCAACTGCTTCTGGATTTCTCGCTCTTCATTATGCTCTTTTGAGTTTTTCAATTCCCCCATCAATCGGTTCGCCTCTTTGCTAAAATCCTCATAGTGGCGAGTAAGGTTTTGCTCCGTCAATTCTCCTCCAATAGACATTATATAATTAAGCAAAGAAATTATTATTCCGCCTAAAACCTACGACCCACCCCACTAATTCCTTGACCAGAAAGTTTCGCCCCACTTCTTATCTGTGATTGCTGGGTAGATGACCCATTACCAGCACCACCATCGCTATACAAATCATCTTGGTCTTTGATAACCAAAATAATCGTCATATTGGGGTCTCTAATAACAATGGGAGCAAAATTAGCACCCAGCAACTGAAGACGCAACTGATTATACTGACCGCTCAATAACCGATTGAAATTAAACTCTGGGGGTTTCTCAACTATTAATTGACCCAAAGCAACATTGGGAGCAACCGAGTAAATAATGGAGGAAGGATTAGCATACTTGTTATCAATACCAGAAAGAGCAATCAAAAGCGATGCGTTGGGTTGGACTTGGGGAGCAACTGTGGAAAGGAAAGACAAATCTGTTCCTACACCAGTGTTCAAACCAGTAGAAAAATTGACGGCAAATCCTATGATTGCGTTAAAGTTTGCTGGGAA